AACGATGCAAAGCAGTATGTCGAAGGCGTTTTCGACATTGCCGAGGGCGAGTTCGCCAACTACTACTCCGATGACTGGGGACAGGCGCACCCCTACGCCCACCACTTCTTCTTGAGCTACAAGGACACGGCGTTGGGTATGCTCAAGGGCCGTCTCGAAGCCATCCAGGCATCCAACCCCGGCTTTGAACCGTTCGCCGCGTGGGATGCAGGCCGTCTCGATATGTTCGCCAACCGTCTCGTCGGCATCAACCTCCAAGAGGAAGAGTACGAGTCCAACGGCGAGGTCAAGAAGCGCCTTGACGTCTGTCAGGTCGTGCCCGTTCAGGACGTGCGCGACGGCAAGGTGAAGCCCCGAGATACAAAGAAGCTCGATGGTGGTGCCGCCCCATCCACTACTCCTGCGGCGGTGGCGGATCCTGCGGCTAACGTCTACGCTGGCCCCATCCCGTTCAACTAATCGTGATTATCGAAGATTCACGGCAACAGAAGTCCAAGCACAGCAACATAGAAAAATGGATGGTAGCCCATGGCGTGGAGTTCGCGCCTAGGGCTACCGCCTTACCTTTCGGCGATTACATGCTCGAAGGTTCAAATATCTCCATCGACACCAAGCAGGATGTGCAGGAGGTGGCGGGGAACATCGGGCGCGACCACGCGAGGTTCGTCCGCGAGTGCGACAGGGCGCGAGCAGAAGGTTACCGCCTGGTAATACTCGTGGAGGAACACCCCGAGTTCAACGACCGCTCGAAGCTGTACCAATGGAAGAGCTACGTTTGCCGCAAATGCCGCAGATGCAACCCGTTTGATCGCGGTAGCAAATGCGTCAAGTACCGAAGCAAGCCGATGAACGGGCGCACCGTTGCCCGTATCATCGGCACGCTCGAAAAGGAGCACGGCGTCATGTTCGAGTTCTGCTACAAGCGGGACACGGCACGCCGGATATGTGAGATTCTAGGAGTTCCATACGATGGATGAACGCGAATCGCGCCTATCCGAGCTGGGAAGGACGGCGCTTTCATACGTTCGCGCCGGGTTCGCCGTCTTTCCGGTGGCCCCGCGCGGCAAAGTCCCGGCATCTGAGGCACGCCACGGCCTAAATGACTGGACGGACAACCCGGACAACGTAATCAACTACTGGACTGAGCATCCGAACGCCAACATCGGAATCACGTGCGGAGCGCCGAGCGGCGGTCTGCTCGTCCTTGATTTCGATGTGTCAGATTCCAAGGACGGGCTTGCGACGCTCAAGGAGTGGGAGACAACCCACGGCGAGTTGCCCGACACGCCCATTGCCGTCACCGGCAGCGGCGGCAGGCACTACTTCTTTAGGACGGGCAGGACGAACATCCATCCATCTACTAACTCGACCTTGGGCGTGGATGTTCGCTGTGACGGCTCATTCGTTGTCGCGGCTGGCTCCATCCATCCTAACGGTCAGATGTACGAATGGATCGCATCGCCTTGGGAAGTGGACATAGCCACAGCGGACGATAACGTCTACGATTTTCTCGATTACATCCAGCGCAACGGTTCGGACGAGGTGAACGCGCGCAAGGAGAACGGCAAGTTTTCGCTACCAGCCGAAATCAAGTCTGGAGAGCGCGACAAGACGCTTTTCCGCTATGCGTCACACCTCAGAAGCATCGGGCGCTCGGACGAGGAAATCCATAACGCAGTGCTTGGCGCGAACTTCATGCGTTGTAAGCCGCCCATGGACTCGCGCGATATCGACCGCATCGTAAAGAGCGCGTGCAAGTACGAGCAGGGCGGCGGCATCGGATACAAACCAAGTGACGACGGGCGTACCGTCGGCGCACCCGGGCATTCCAGTGGTGGTAGTGGAGGGGCGGCACCGCGCGGCAAGCGCGGCGGCATCCTCACTAACGAGCTTGCCAAGATGGTGATGTCCGAGAACCACGCCCGAAAAATAGACGGCGCACCCGCCGTGTGGACGGGTCGCAAATGGGAGTTCGGAACACGCGCCATCAACCGTTGCACGCTACATCTCGCCGACGATGCAAAGAAGCAGGACAAAGCGGAAGTCGCCAGCTACATCATGGACATGGCGCCCAGCGTGACGAGCGACCGCGAGTTCGACGGCGGCTATTACGTGCAGTTCGCCAACTGCACCTATGACGTGCTGGAGGAACGCGAGGTCGAACCAGACCCGTCCATGTATATCATCGCAACCTTACCCGTCAACTTGAACTTTAGCGTCGGGCGCAATGCCGCCGACGAGTTCTTGGAATCCATCAGCAACGGCGACAGCGCAACGCTGCTAGCTATGCAGGAGGTCATAGGCGCCTGCATGTGCTCGCGGCGCGTGCTCAGCCAATCGCCCATGCTCATAGGAAAGGCGGGAGGCGCGAGCGGCAAGGCGAGCAACGGCAAATCGACCTATCTGAACTGGCTGAGGTCTATCCTCGGAACCGAGAACACGTCAAGTCTGGACATTGCGACCTTGGGCCAGAGGTTCCAGGCAGGGCGTGTAGTAGGTAAGCTGGCAAACCTCGGTGACGATATCCCGGACGGCTTCCTACGCGGTGACGAGCTATCCATGTTCAAGAAGCTAGTTACTGGCGATGCCATCTACACGGACGTGAAGAACGGCGATGGCTATGAGTTCAGACCGAGCGCGTCTATGGTGTTCTCCATGAACTCGGTTCCGCGCCTTTCGGATACCACGGACGGCATCTTCAGGCGCCTGGCCTTCATCCCGTTCCGCAGGCGGTTCTCACCGGGTACGGAAGGATACGATCCGCACATAGCCGAGAAGCTATCACAGCCGGAAGTCCTTGAGCGCGGGGCGCTGCTGGGGCTTATGGCGCTTGGTGACTTGATTCGGCGCGGAACGCTCACCACCATCCCCGATATGGCGGCGGAGGTGGAAGAGGTCAGGCTTAACAACGATTCCGTTGTCAGGTGGATTGCTGATTGCGGCATCACTGGCGAACAGCTTGTTGGTCGTTCTATCGAAACCGTGTACGGCGAATACAAGCAATGGTGCGATGACAGCGGTGAGCGCTCGCCTTACGCCCGTAGAACATGGACTGCAAAGGTCAAAGAGAACGTAACGCTTAAAAACGGAAACACGCTTGAAAGCCGAGCTGCACGTGTTGACAACTCAACAAGAGTAGTACGTGTGTTCGCTGTTTGTTACGTTTGAGACCGATTTGTAACGTTTGAAAAACCCAAAACGTTACAAGATTTTTGCAGGTAGATATGCCTATGTAACGATGTAACGCTCAAATCGCCGCCAATTCCCAACTTCTAAAAATAAAAATATATATATAGAAATATGGGAATAGGAAATAGAACGTTACATCGTTACAAACCCCAACAACCAACCAACAACCCAATAGAAAAGGAGTTCGCATGAGCAAGTATGCGAAGTACGCTTTATGGCTGGCTAAGGCGATTGTCACCATTGCAGCCGTGACTAGTGCCGTGTTGTATTTCAAGACCTTCGATGGTGTGTATTTGGCGAGATTCTGCGCTGAGGTTGCCATGCTTATCGCCCTTCTCGTGGATGATGAAATGCTGAAGCTGAAAAAGCGAATCGAAATCATCGAGAGCAATCAGCGCGGGTTCATGTCGTTTGAGGTGGCGATTGCCGCCGAACGGCTCAACTGCAAGAAGCGCGTGGACAAGCTCACCAAGACGCTTAACGGTGATGAGTGATGCAGGACTACCAATCGCTGGCCCTGAGCTACGCCGAAGAGCTGTCCGACCTGAAGCGCCGATACGCGAGCCTAGAGCGCCATTGCCGAGGGCTTGAAAGCAAGCTATCCAAGACGCGCGACCGCATGAAGATGTACCGCGAGCGCTGCCGATCGTGGGAGAGGGCGTTGGATAGGGTGGACAAACTGTACCATTCGTTCATAGCGCATGGAACAGACCGAACAAGCATGGCTAATGCTTACGGCGTTGCGGTATGCGCGGCGAACATCCGCAAAGTAGTAGCTCCGACCTATCCGAGCGCCGATTGCGCGGAGCTGCGCCCCAAGGTTCTCAACCGCACCTCTTCCCCAGAGGTGGAGGAAAGCTAATAACCGATTTTCAGCGCGTACAAGGCGCGACTTGGCTTGACCCTACACGGACTAGGGTAGGGCGGTTATCTAGCTGTCAGCGCAGCCTAAGCAAGCGAAAACGGCATATCAGTAATTCAGCTATCGACAACTAAATAAGGAGGCGTTATGCCACCAAAGTTTGACTGCATGTCGGCGAGCAGCAAGTTTGCGATTTGCGGACTACCGCTTCGCATCGACAGCTATAAGACGTGCTCGTTCGGGTGCTCGTACTGCTTCGCTAACAATCGCAAGATTATGGAGTTCGGCAAAAACCTTAAGATAGGCGATACCGCGAAGCTCGAGCGCAGGTTGAAACGTGTGCTCGGCGATGGAGAGTATGACAAGCGCAACTTCATAGACTCTCTTATAGCCTCCGGCATAACGTGGCATTGCGGAGGAATGAGCGACCCGTTCCAGCCCGCAGAGGAACAATACCACGTTACCGAGCGCATCATCGAGCTGTCCAGGCAGTATGGCGCGAGCATCCTGTTCTCAACGAAGTCGGACACCATATACAAGTGTAATCCCGACCCGTCGTTGCACACATTCCAGCTGAGCGTGAGCAACGTTATCGACTATCCTAGGCTTGAGCCGAACGTCCCATCGATTGAGAAGCGCAAGAGGTTCTTTGACCGCTTGAAATCGAATGGTTTTAGAGTCGGCATCCGCATCCAGCCTTTTATACCCGGAATCAGCGGTCAGGATATTGTCGAGATGTTCAAGGATGCAGATCACTTTACCATTGAAGGATTGAAGCTGGTTCCCCAGAACCAAGATCACGTGAAGCGCGTGCTTGATGTAACTGGCCTCGAAAAGGGCATGTTCACGCAAATGGGGCTGCTGAATCTAAAACCTGAAATAAGGGTGGACGCATACGGCGAGACAGTCAAAGCCCTCGAATACTACGCTATTCCATACAGTATCGCGGATAACGACTTGCATCACATCGGCAAGTGCAAGTGCTGCTGCGGCGATGCCCTCGTATCCAAATCAACAGACTTCAATAACACAGCGATGTGCCATGAATACGGCGGCAGGTGGGGGTACTCGCTGGAGGATGTTGAAAAACGTCTCAGTGTCTTCTCAGACTGTAAGGTGAACCAGCTTTTCACGTCAAACCGCCAAGAGGGATGCGTCACGTGCATGGATTTTTTCGAGAAGCGGTTCGACCGCAAGTCCTCACCGTTTTCTCCGAAATTTCTGAATGACTGCGAAGCGATAAGTTACGCGGACTGATGTTCCGCAACGCCATAAGGGACGGCGCGGCTACCGACTAGGATTAGGCGGTTTTTTCGCCGTCAGCGGCGTTGCTGGCACGCAGAACGGCAAATCTAGCGAACAGAGAAAGGAGATAACAAATGAGGTTCGGAAACTACGAGTTCCTAAAGTCCAACCAGTGGTGCTATCAGATGTACAAAGTCGCGCCCGATGGATGGGACGGCAAGTCAAAGATGAAGAAAAGCCCCATTGACGGCAGGAGCCTTGTAGCCATTGAGTGCTACCCGAACACGCTCGAAGCCGCTATCAATCGGTGCATTCAGTTCAACGAGCGCGACAGCGTAGACACATGCGATGCAGCCGAGCTTTTGGCAAAAGTCGAACAGCTCCACGATTCCATGCACTCGATGGCGCGTTAGATCGCAAGCGCCAAATAGCGACAACGACAGAAAGGAAGAAACCAAATGAAAATCTATCTACCGGACGATGCAGACGGGAACGTTATCCCATCGAACGTCAAGGTGATGTACGAGAAGGATGGCAACGTAATACGAGTGGACGATATGACCTACTTTATCGTCTCGAAAAAATGGCGCGTCCACTCGGGCAGCTCGTTGTTTAACCCAAGCAAGCTCTATCTCAACAAGCCGGACAGCCTCAAGCAGCTCGCGAAAGACCTCGACAGAGTCGTGAACTTCAAGCCAAATTGCGGCTTCTCGATTCCGGCGTGCGCTTATGCGAATCACTCCGGACAGTTTTGCGACGGCTGCAAGTTCCACGGGAGCTCCGTATGCTCGATGTCGGCATTCAAAGACGTTGCCGTCCGTGTTCACCGTCTGTGCGGTGATTCCGAATGAGTGTCGAGTTGCTCAAGGATGCGGAAGGTCGCGAGATTCCGCTAGATACCGAATTTCTGTACGACAAGAAAGGCAAACGAAGGGAAGTCGATTGGTACACGTTCTATCCAGACAAAGACAGGTGGGATGTTGTCTTTGAAGATAGCTGTGTACGTTTTTCACCGCACAACCTTAGCCTAACTAAGCCCGACACTTGGGAGGAGCTGGAGGAGGACTTGGGCAGGGGCGCGGACGCGCTGAATTACGAAGCATGCGCCTATTTTGGCAAAAGCGCGTGCGACTGCTCATCGTGCATCGCCGACAAAGGCGGAACCTGCGAAAGCGTCGCCATGCGCGACATTCTCGACCGCATCCGCAAGCTGAGGGGTGAGTGCGATGCCTAACGATTGTCCCTACTGCGGAGAACCGTATCTCAATTTCGGAGATGATGACGAGGGAGTCCAGATGTGGATTGACGCGCTTAAATCCGGTGGCTACATCATCGCCGTAGACCCTCCATACGCATGGAGCGCCCATATAAACTACTGCCCGTTCTGCGGGCGCGACCTCACGAAGAAGGTGGACGAATGACCGACAAAATCAAGCTGAAACCCTGCCCCTTCTGCGGTGCCGATGTGGAAGTTGTAAAAGATTTTGAGTTTTGCTTTGAA